CATTAACAGTTGCTTGAATATTTTTATATACATTAGCCATTACTGTGAAAAGAAGGTAAACCTTTCGGTTTCTTCTTTTTGTTCCTGTAAAAATGTTGAGTTTAATTGTTCAACGATTGCTCTTAATGCTCTAGCAATCTGTCGTTGGTTGTCAACTTCGTATTGTTCTTTTGGTTCTGGTATTCTTACTATTACCTTTGTCATTTTAATAACTCCACTATTCCACCTTTAGCCCAACCCCAACCGCCATCAGTTCTGCCTGACTTAGTTGAACCTGCAGATGTTGCTTGTTGTGAACCACCACCCATTCCTGCAGCAGCTGCTCCACCTCCACCTCCGCCTCCACCACCTGGTGCTTTATTACCTGCATTTTGAATTCCTAAATTAGCTGTTTTTAAATTTTTAACAGCCGCATCGTGTTTTGCTTTTTTATCAGCTTCGATTGCTTTTTGAATTAATCCTAAATCAGATGCAATGTCTTGTTTTTTATTTTTAACTTTGCCATAGAAACCATATTTTTCTCTCAACATCTTAGTCATGTCATTAGCTTTCTTTGCATTCTTACCTGTATAGGCACCTAGTTCTTCATCCCACGTTGCACCATATTTATCTGCAAGTCTACCACTTAGCATATCTCCAAGTTTACCTACTTGTTTGTTTGCATACTCAGAGTAATTACCCATCGCTGATCTAACATTAATACCAAATGGATCTTTGTTTGCCATGCCTGTATTAGGATCAGTAAAACCCATATAAGATTGTGTTAATATTTGATCACCTAAAGTCATTTTATCAGTATAATTATCAGGCATCATAGATGCTAAAATTCCACTTAAACCTAGTGGCATATTCATTCGTTGATCTTTTTTACCTAACAGACCTCTTGCCATCATTTGTTGAACAGAGTCTTGTTTTGGTAATCCTATATCATATAATTTTTGTGCAATCTTTCCTGGATTATTTAATCTGTTTTGTCTTTGTGCTATAGCTTGATTAAAGTTACCGATCATTTGTGGACTACCTAATCCACCCATCATCATATTACCACCGCCACCGCCACCTTGTGATATAAATTGATTCATTCCTACAGGAGCAGTTTGTCCCCCGGTTCCTGGTTGGTTTGATCCTCCACCCATATAATATTGATATAAATCATATATCCTATTAGGAGTAGGTGCATAATTTTCCATAAAATTTATTACTGGTTTTACCATTATCTTCTCCCGTCGGGTTGTAAATCTATTCTAACTGTACCAAATCTCCAAGTCTCTGATGTAGAACTATTAGAGATTTGAATATTAGCAAATCGACCACGTGCTCGTGTATCTACTTTAGTCGTTGATGACGTTAATGTAAAGGGACTATAGGTGCTAGCAGTATCTGTTTGTGCAGGAAAATTCTTTATACCTACTGTTAATGTAGCATTTCCTGTTAGAACTTTAAAGTTAGGTAGTATTCTTCGCATAGCTAAAAAGAACTCACCATTCCCTTGAACATCTAAATCAAAGTCATATGATTTTATATTTGATGCTATAGCCGTAGTTGATCCATCAGGATTAATCTGATCGGTACCGACCTCGTGTTCAAAATAAGTAGTTTGACCTAGCCCTGTTTCTCCTACAATACTAGGAAAAGTACCTGTACTTGAATTATCAAATTTAGTTGCAAAAGGTTTTGGATATACAATAGAGTCGACCCAAGTAGTTCTTGCTTCATTTCCTGTGTACCATATCAAACCATTTTGTGGATTAGACTCACCATAATTGTAGACAACATATCTGTTATTATAAGCAGAGCCTGATGTTGGGTACCACCAAACAACTTCAGAAAATAAATTATTAATACCTGCGCAAACTTGCTGACCTTTTGTTGTATCAAAGTCATCGTAAACATAATCTTCAACTGATGATAATAGTGTTTTAACAGTACCATCAAATGCAAAAAAACCATTGTTACTTATCCAATAAGCAATACCATCTATTTCTACAGCAGCGTTCTGTCCTATCAACCCACAGTTTGTACCTACTTGATCAAATCCAAATGTAAACGGAGCTCCGACAAATTTCATGGTGTATAAAGCATTATCAGTCCATACCAATATATTTTCTTTAGCAACTAGGGCACCCATTATTTTAGTACCATCTTGTAATCTTTGAGAACCTGCTGAGTTAATAGCTGTAGGTGTATACTCATTAATTGATTCTTGATCTGAAAATCTAATAAACATATCATCTTGTGTAGTTGGATCGCCAATAGTTGTTTCTGTTCCAAAATGTATTAAGTGCCTTGTTGTTGGTGAAATTAAAGTTGATCTTGTTGCAGTCGGATTACCTAAAGTCCCACTTATTGCTGTAGAAAAATTAGTTGTAGTTTTAGATGCTCTTGTTGTAAAGTTAGCCGCAATAGAAGAATCCCAAGTAAAAGTTTCGCCATTAGCAATAGTTGCTACCAACACTTGACCAAAGTTACTTAAAGACCATAGCCCTGGTTCAAGAGTCACGGTCGATGCAGATACCGCATCTCCAAACCCTGTCCATAAAGTTGCATCTTGAACAGTTGTATTAGTAGAGTGGGCTTGACCATTTGATGTCCCAGCAGTTGCTGTGCCTGATGCACCTCTAGTAATACTTAAAAAATTTGTAGAGTTTGTTGAACCATAAGTAATTAATTCTGCACTTGGAACTGTGCCTACTGCAATTGTTCCTGAAGAAGCAAAGCCTGCTGTGGCATCCACAGTTACTGCAGTTCCGGATCCACCTGTACCAGCAGTATCTGCATTTAATGATCCATCTAATTCTGTGCTTTGCGAACCTGTTATTGTTCCACCGTAGTTACCAATACCAAAACCATAACCATATGATTGTGCTGAAGGTCCAACTGTTTGATAAGGTTCTACTACACAAGAACTTCCTGAAGTTAAATCAGAACCACCTCCGTTAGCTTCTGCTGATGGTGATGTAATTGTAAAAGTAGTTGAACTTGGAACTGATATAACTTGACATAACTTATCTTCAAAAGTTGATGCAGCAATACTAGAACCTGTTGGCATCGTTACTGAATCTAATTCAACCATATCTCCTACTTCTAAATTATGGTTAGTTGATGTGGTAATTGTAATTGCGGTTCCTCTAGTTGTGCTTGTAGTTATAGTTGAACCTGTAAATGTAATTTGAGTTCCTGCGTTATTACTTCTGTATGGAGTAATATCATAAAGAGCTCCTTCGAAATAAATAAGTAAAAATTTATCGGTACCAATTGCAACATATCTGTTACCGTCTAGGTCTACAAAAGCATGTTGTTTTCTAGCAACTCCTACTATTGTGTCAGGAAGAAGTGAAGACCATCCTCCAACTTTTTCAGGAAGATTATATCTAAAACGAACATTATCAGAATCAACCCATCTGTTTTCTGCACCAACAGATGTATCCTGTTTATCAATTCCTGATCTAAATTTAAAGTCAATGAGAGCCACTGATTACTCTCCTAAGCTGTGTTGGTTTTAAATGCCCAACCTCTTGTTGCATCAACATAAACCAATGTAACTGCTTGTCCTGCTGTACTTAATGCTAAGTTTGAAGTTCCTGAATTTATTGGTTGTCCGTTTCTATCGAATGTTAAATTGTTTGATGCAAAGGTTCCTCGAGTATCAATAACAGTAACCTCATCTCCAACAGATGGAGAAGCAGGTAAATCTATTTCTATAGGGTTGGCGGTTGTATTTGCAAAGACTTGTGCGCCAGCTACAATGGCGTATGGACTATTGGAATCAGTTATAGTTGCATAACCTTTTTCTAAAATAGTCATAACTGTTTCTGTGCCATTTGATCTACAAAGGACAGTTGCACCTGGTGGTATTTGAGTGGTGCTACCACTAGCTGTTAATACTCCAAGTGTTCTATTTGATGTACCTCTTACGGTGTCATCTTTCATTACCCATACTCTAGACACGCCTGAACCCGAAGGCATAGTAATAGTTCTATCTCCTGCTAAAGTTCCGTGTAATCTTAAGTATGCATTTTTACCATTAGACGTTGCACCATCTGTAAGTAGTAATGTAACACTAGCTCCTGCCATGTCTACATCTAATACTCCTGATGATCCTTGTTCTAAGATTTGTAAATTTGTATTAGTGATTCCGCCCCATTGACCCGCTTTCTCACCTGTTGTAATTATTTCTAGTTTTAAATCTGTTGAAAATGTTGATGCCATATTAATTTGTATCTATTGGTGTCCAGACCATATCTACGCCTGGAATAATTTCACTCCATGTTATCGCAGCTACTTCTCCTGTATCTACAGCTAATTGCACTCCAGATGGATCTATATTTGCGCTAGCAGTTATTGTAACATTTCCTGTAGCCAAGGTCAATTGGTTTACAGAAGGTATAATATCAACGCTTGTACTTGCTACTGCAGTACCTGTATTTAATGTTACCTGACTACCTGTAGCAGTAAAATTAGAATCAGCTGTAATAGTTAATGTTCCAAGGCCAAGAGTTAATCTATTTGGATTAGGTATCTCGGTAATAGAATCTGCTGAGATAGCAAAGTTTCCAATATTTATATCTAATTGATTACCATTTACGACTACTTGTACGTCACCGGCTGTTTGTGCTGTAGCGAACGGTAATGCTGATATTGCGTCAAATCCTAAACTCATAAATAATCCTTAAAAGGAGACAGGGGGTATGTGGTGGTGCCCTGCCTCCATCTAAAGATTATATCATCGTTTAAAC